CCTATCACGCCCTAGACGCCACGGCCTCATAGCCCAGGGCGAGGAGGGCGGCACCTGGCTCATCACTCAAAAGGGCGCGAAATTCCTGCGAGGCGAGCGCATAGCGCGCGTGGCGGTGATCAGTAAGGTCACCGGACACAAAAGCCACTACCTCGACGAAGCTCAAGACAACATCACGTTCGGCGACTGCATGAAGCGCGAGACACCGTTCTGGGATCTCTCGAGCCCAGCACTCCGCGACCTCGCCGGCGAAAGCGAAGTGGAGCCGGCACGACTTTTCTGATAAAATACGGGAATGAAAACCCTCATCATCAAAGGCGAACTCACCGACCTGAACACCTACATCAAAGCCCTCAACGGAAACAGGTGGAGCGGCAACAGCATCAAGCAAACGGAGACGGAGCGTGTGGCATACGAAGCCCGACTCGCCCGTCTCTGTGCGGTTCAGGAATACCCCGTGAAGATCACGTATCGCTGGTACTGTCCGGACCAGCGCAAGGACACCGACAACGTGGCATTCGCCAAGAAGTTTATCAACGACGGCCTGGTCCAGGCGGGCATCCTCGAGAACGACTCTCGCAAATTTGTCTCGGGATTCGCGGACGAATTCTACATCGACAAAGCAAACCCAAGGGTCGAGGTGGAGATATGCACTGCTTGTCCACAGTAATACGATTGCACGAAAATACGAAAGGAGTATAATCATAAGCATATGGCAAAAGAAAACACAGAAGAAAAGCGCAAGACCTACTCCCTGGATCCGGAGAAGTCGCGCGATCTCGCACGGCACGCGCTCGACATGAGCGAGGAGCTGGGCAAGACCGTACCGCGCCAAACGATCCTCGATGCACTCGTTGAGTGCCTCAAAGACAAGGCAGTATTTACCAAAGTGCGTAACATAATCAAAAAGCTATGATCGAGAGAGCCCGAGCAGTGAAAAATGTCGTCGAGCTCCAATCGATCTTCCCCGCCAGCTTCGCGGTCTACGGGACAGCCCTCGGATCTCTCCGAGAGCAGAACGTCATCGAGCACGACCCCGATGCTGACATCGGCGTCTTCAGCGAGGACTTCTCCTGGGCCGGTGTGAACGAAGCGATCCGCAGAGGGTTCGTCATCGAGGCCGTCTTCGGCTCTCGGTACTACGGCATGGAGATAGCATTCATCAGGAACGGCGTGAAAACTGACCTGATGCTTTTTTATGCCGACCCTGAAAACCCAAGCAAGCGATTCAATGTGCTGTGGGAAAACGGCGGACGAGACGGATTGAAAAACGCCATCGTCCACGAATACGATGCGGAACTCCTCTCGCATATCCAGGGCACGCTCGGAGACGCAGCCATTCGAACACTGGGACAGGCCTACGTCGAAAAGGTCTACGGAGAAAACTGGCGCACACCCGTCAAGGAATGGGACTGGCGCAACGATCATCTATGCAAAAAAACTGGATAACATTTTACGAAAACAAAAAGGCGCCGCTCGAGCCGTCGAGCTTTGCGAAATTCATCCTGGACAGAAACATCCCAGGCAACACGCTCATCGACCTTGGAAGCGGCAACGGCCGTGACACCTACGCCCTAGCCGAAAGGTACAAGGCGCGCGGTGTGGATCCGGCAACCTTTCCGGACCGAACGGACTGGGCGAGCTTCGCCAAGGCACCGTGGCAAACAATGGCCGAGGAGATCAAACAGGCCGACATCGCGTACTCCCGCTTCTTCCTGCACTCGATAACGCCTGAAGAAGTCGCGGAAATTATCCGGCTCACACCCCGATACTTCATAGCTGAAGCACGGCATGTCGGAGACGTGCCAAAGGTCTACCCTGACAACGACCACGAACGCCGCTACGTCGACGGGCAGCTGCTCCTCGATGTCCTGGCCGACAACGGATTCACCGTGCATTTTTATGAATTAGGCAGGGGACTCGCGCCGTACAAAGACGAAGATCCTCTGCTCGTGCGGGTAATAGCAAAGAGAAAAATTGACGACACACTCAACAAAACCAGAACTACTTTATAAAATACTCGAGGCCAACGCACCTTGAAACCAGCCTAAAAATATGACATCAAATCTTACAGTAGCAAAACCAAAAAAGAGTATCACGTTTTATTCTCTCTTGGAGAAGTACGACGGAGATATTAAGAAAGCAACAGCAGGTGAGTTGCGCCGTGTACGTCCAAATGGGCTTTCAAACCTATTCAAGGCGTGGAGAGTATACGACAAACTAAAAAACGAAAACGCACCTGTCGAACTCCAAGGGTAGAATTATTTGCACGAAAAAAAAGAGATGGGTGGCATAGCTGGGGGAATGAAATTATAAATGACATAGATTTATTAAAAATATGAAAAACACAACCGCAATAATCATCAGCTTCCTCCGACCTGCATACACCATCGGGTGCATCGAGTCGCTGAAGCGCCACTACCCCGACATCAACATCGTCGTGGGAGAAAACGCCGACCACAACGCCGAGCTCGCCAAGACCTGCGCGGAATACGGGGCCAAGTACGTCCAGCTCCCCTACGACTCCGGCGTCTGCGTCGGCCGCAACATGCTCATGAAGCACGTGGAGACGGAGTACGTCCTCGTGGGCGACGACGACTTCTTCTACGAGGAGCACACCGGCATCGACAAAATGCAGACACTCCTCAATGGACACCCCGAGATAGACCTCATCGGAGGCAGGGTGATCCAGGACGGAGTGGTACGAAACTACCAGGGAAGCATCGAGCGATACTCCCGCCACCTCATCAACCGGCCGATAAAGCTGGACGAGGCGGAATTTAAATACGACAGCGCAAGCGGACTGCGATACATCAAGTGCGACCTCACGTTCAACTTCTTCGTGGCACGCGTGGAGCGCATCAAAGACATCCCCTGGGACGAGCAGATCAAGGTGGCATACGAGCATGAGAGCTGGTTCATCGACCTGCAAGACGCCAAGGTAAACGTCTACTTCTCGCCGGAGCCAATCGTGATTCACAAGCCCGAGCACCTCCGCAAGGCGGTGGAAAAGGCGGACGCGCACCCGACATACCAAGCATTCAGAATGCGGCGATGCGACAAGGAGCGCTTCTATACCCGCCACAAGCTCGACTACCTCATCGACATGAACGGCGTAAAGGACTACGCACCAAACAGCACCCAGGAGATCCGCAAGAACGATATGAAATTCGTGGACGTCTGCATCACCACATTCAAGCGGCCGAAAGCCCTGGAGCGGCTGCTCTTCTCAATCGCCGAGTACTATCCGATGGCGAACATCTACGTGGCCGATCAGGACAAGGTACTCGACCGCGCATTCTACAAAGACCTGCGGGACCGGCTGTACGATCACGGCCTGGTTAAACGCCTCTCCGTGGAGAGCTTGCCATACGACTGCGGCGTAAGCTACGCGCGCAATCACCTCGTCACTTCAACGCCCAACAAATTCAAACTGATACTCGACGACGACATGGAATTCACCAAGGAGACGGACATCGGGAAATTCATCAAAATAATGGAGGCCGACAATCGAGCCGGCATCGTGGGCGGACTCATGAAGCAAAACGGAGTAGAGGTGCACTTTGAATTCGTGCCGGAGAAGAAAGGCGACGCCATCTTCCACACTGAGAATAAAACGAATTGGAAAAATCACCTGGGCGTGCGCTACAAGAAAAGCGGATGCGTGCTCAACTTCGCCCTCTTCAAAAAGGAGATCTTCGAAATCATTCAGTGGGATCCGGAGCTCAAGGTCACCGAGCATACGGACTTTTACCTGCGCTTCCAATCGCTCGCCTACAACGTGCTCTACACGCCGGACGTGGTGATAGGCCATCCGTCGGCCGAGCGGGATCCGGAATACAAACAGCTCCGCACCCGGGACGAATTTCAAAAGCTGATGTTCCGCAAGCACGGGGTCAAGCGCATGAAGTACCTGAACGGGCAGGTGGTCGAGCTCGCAAAGGACGGTTCGCTTACTCGCTATAAAGAAACGGCATGAGACAAAACAACCCGACAGGAACGGTCATCGAAGCATTAGCCGGCACCCGCTTCAAGGTGCAGATGGACGACGGCAAAGAGATCCTCTGCTACCTGGCCGGCAAGCTCCGGCTGAAGCGCATCAACATCCTGGTGGGCGACAAAGTCGAAGTCGTCCTGGATCCGGCCGGAGGCACGGCTACGAATAGAATCGTTTGGCGGAAATAAAAATTATACGATATAATATAAACATATGATTACACGCGAAAATTTAAACAAACTGCACGCACTCACCAAGGCGGTGAATGATGCAAAGGAGTCGGCATCGGAGTACCTCCGCACCGCTCAAGACAGATTCAAAAGCCGAACGCACAAGCTGATGCGCGAGGGCAAAGAGATCGAGCTCACCGAGAAAGTATTGTGGGACGAAGTGTTCTACATGGGGCCGACATGCCAGGCGGGGAAGATCCTGCAAACGGTTCACCCTGAAGTGTTCGAGGGATACAAGAAGCAAGACGAGGCCGCAAACGAGCTGAAGAAATTCACGATCGTGGAACTCGGCGTCGACTACGCCGCACTCTCGCTTAGCGACTACCTGATGGTCACCGAGTCCCTCTTCGAGCTCATGCTCGGCGAGCGCGGATTACCAACTAAGCCACCCTTAAATTAAACCTATGGCAAAAGACGACAAAATTCTCAAGGCCGACACAACGGTCAAAAAGGACTTCAACTACTCCCTCGACGGGGTGAACTTCAGCGTCACCATCCGGATCGACGTCAAAAAGGAGCTTAAGGCAATGATCCAAACCATCGACCGATGCAAGGCCGACATGGAGCTCGTAGTACCGGAGCTCAAGCTGATGTCCCTCGAGATGCCCGACCTGACGACGCCCGTTGTGAAATCGGTGGAGGAGGCGAGCACTGAAAGCGGAACCTAGCGACGGCTAGGCAGAGGCCGGAAGTGTCTGTACTTTAACAGGGTGAGGGCGAACCACGGAGGGAGATCACATCAAACCCGTAGGTGCATCAATGACGTTCGGGTCGCACCCGTTCGGTCCGGCGGTGGAATCCCGCCTTAATCGTCTTCTCCACCGAGAGCACAACTTCAAAACGCTTATGGAAGAACCAACAGCAACAATCAAATTAACGCCAGGAAACCGCACTGTGAAAGGGAGGCGGTCTTTGCCGATGGCTGAAACACGACAGACGGGCAAGCAGAGCCCTGTCGCCTACCGATTCAAGGATCCACGGGTCGGCGAAATGGACGTCCTCAATAGCGCCAACGGGTGGTGGATAGGGGTCGAGGGCGGTATAAAACTCCAAAAGCTGGTAGATGCCTATTGTTTCTACTACACCGACGACGAAGCTATATCCTACGCGGGTATTTCGATCGGCCAGCTCAAATACTTCCAGGAGCTACATCCCGACTTCTATGCCATAAAACACGCCGCTAAGCGCCAGCCGGACATGCATGCGAAGAAGAAGATCGTAGAGATAGCGGGCAAGGACGTGCAGTGGGCTGCGTGGTGGCTGTCTCGAACGCAAAAGGAGACATTCAGCACCCGGGTCGAAGCCACTGGTGCGAACGGGCGCGACTTATTCGACGGCCTCACCGAGCGATACAAGGAGCTGGTAGAAAACCTGCGAAAAGCGCATAAAGAAAACAAACAATATGATCCAACCGATGATAAAGAACACGCTAGCGCACTTGATGCCGGACACATTGATGCCGGACCGGTCGGGGCTAGAGATGAAGCCACCCCTGCCGAAACTGTCGCCTGACGACCTCCTGGCACTGTACGGCTTCGCTTCGATGTTCCGCGTCGAGGGCGATACCGGCGACAAAAAAATAACCGAGGGTCAGCTCCACATCTTCGGGGCTATTATTCTGCGCCATCACAACCGCGTCGAGATCATCTGCTCAACCCAGTACGGGAAGTCCCTATGGGTGGCGCTCGCCGCAATCATCCTCACGTGCTTGTTGGGCAAGGTGGTGGTCATCGTCGCTCCGTCAAAGGACAAGGCGAAGATCATCATGCGCTACTACATCGAGCACCTCGGAGACAATCCTCTCTTCTTCACGAAGCTCGAAAAAAACAGCCGGCTCGAGAAGCTCCGCATGGAAGAAAACAAGGAGCGCATCATGCTCAACAACGGCGGGGGCATCTTCGTCGTCTCAACCGATGAGAAGAACAGCAAGAAGTCCCTGGAAGCGGCGATGGGTCAAGGAGCGGAGATCGTGATCGGCGACGAATTCTGTCTCGTGAGCGACAACACCGAGGCGACCATCTTCCGTATGATCGCCGGAAAGGGAGAGGACGCGACCTATGTGAAGATCGGCAACCCGTTCTACTCGGCACCGCCAAACAGTCACTTCCTCCGCACCTGGCTCCAGGTCAACACGTACCACCGCATCTTCATCGACTACCGCCAGGCGCTCAAAGAGGGGCGATACTTCCAGGAATTTATCAACGAAGCGAAAAGCAAACCGCTCTTCGACATCCTCTTCGAGTGCCTATTCCCTGACCTCTCCGTGATGGACAAGGACGGCTACCGACTGCTGGTACTGCCCGAGCAAGTGAAATTCGGCGTCACGCCGGAGATCCTGAAAGCGGCGATGGCAAAGGCCAAGGAGGAGCAAGGGGGCGTGCTGAAGATCCGGCCAAAGCTCGGAGGCGACATCGGAGGAGGCGGGGACTGGAACGTCTTCGTGGTGCGCTGGAACCGCATGGCATGCGTGGTGCGCCAAAGCAAGACCAACGACACAATGACCAACGTCACCGCGGTCCAGGAGCTGATGGCAGAATTCGGAATCGCGGCGGAGGACGTGAACCTCGACGACATCGGCATCGGCCGAGGCGTGAGCGATCGTCTCAAGGAACTGGGGATAGCGATCAATCCGGTCAACGTCGGCGAGCCGGCCGTATTCAATCCGGACTCATTCGCCAACCTCAAAGCCGAGCTGTGCTGGGAAGCGCGCAAGTGGGCGATGGCTGACGACGCCCGTGTGGATAAACGGGACGAATGGGTACAGCTCACCTGGCTGAAGTACAAGACGCTCTCCGATCGCAAGGTGCAGATGGAGCCAAAGGCAGACCTGAAAGCGAGAACCGGAGCATCGCCGGACTTCGCTGAAGCATTTTATTTGACATTCGCAGAGCAACCGTTCGTCGGTTTTGTTTGAGTTTCGTTTAATATGTGTTATCATATAATCACATCAACCATGTCTCAATCAAAAACAAAACGATTCCGAAAAGAAGTAAGGCGAGTGGTCGACGCGAACTTCGGCATCGGTATGGAGGCGCTCTCAAACATCACCAGACCACGACCGCGCTGGTGCCCAAAGGTCGTGTGGATGCTGGCGTACGTTCCGCTCTTCAAGAAGCAATACCTGCATCTTATTTATAAGCACATGAAATAAATATGGCAGAAAAACAAGAAACCAAAATCAACAAGGTACCGCTCAAAGAAGCGGAGACGCGAGAAGAAAAACTGCTCCTCGGTTTTCTTTCACAAGAAGCGGAGCGTGTTGAATTCGGACAAATCGTGGTAGAATTCACTATAAGAAACGGCAAGATCACGTACATGAAGTCGAACGAGATCAGCCGCACGTTCAACGTAGGCACGCCAGGTGCTTGACCCTTGAACAGTTTATTGCAACAATATAGGCAACAGTCCTTACGGAAGAACCGAGGGATGCGAGCCAAAGCATCACTATGGAACTTCCACACTTTATAAAATCAATCGGCGACAGGTTTAGAGCAAAGCGATACCTCGGTCTTCTGACCGGCGCACTCCCTGTCAACTCACGCTCATGGGGCGCGAGCGACTTTCTTAATGCACTCGAAATCTCCCTCTACACAAACCGAGCGATCGCAAAACGCGCGGACAAAGTAGGCGAGATTGAATTCGTACTCAAGGACGCCAAGGATAACGAAATCGAAAACGACCCAGTCCTCGACCTCCTCTACAAACCAAACAAGCTGTTCTCCGGCGCTGACTTCTGGTCGCTGTACCAAAAATACTACGACGCAGTCGGCGAGGTTTACATCATGCTCGAAAGCGACAGGCAGATCTTCGAAGCAAAGAGGATCACGGCAATGCATCTGCTTGTCCCCACCGCAGTCACACCGCACTTCAACAAGGACGGGTCACCGGAGAAATTCGTGTACCGCACCAACGACGCAACGGTGGAGTACAAACCGGAGCAAATTATTTACACACACAACCCTGATCCAAAGAGCCCGCTACGGGGCCAGTCGCTTCTCAAGGCCGGAGTGAATGCCATCCAAACGGAAACGCAGATCAGCACCTACCACTCAAGGATCCTCGAGAACGGGGGCAAGGTGGAGGGTGTCTTCAAATTTAAGACCGGACCGCTCACCGAAAACCAGCTCACGCAGATCAAGGACAAGTACCAAAAGGAATACGGCGAAGCGAAGAAAGCCGGACTGCCTCTCTTCCTCGGAGGAGACGCGGACTACGTCAAGACAGGTCTCACACCGGACGAGCTCGCATTCCTCGAAGCGAAGAAAATGACGCTCGAGGATATTTGCATACTCACCGGCGTACCGAAATCACTCCTTGCCTCAACCGCTGACGTGAAGTTTGACAATGCCGATGCCGACCGCGCTATCTTCTTGCGCGAGACAATCAAGCCGCTCCTGAAGAAGCTCGCGGTGGCACTCGACACGACCCTCTTCCCTGACGGCCGCAACCTGACGTTCATCGACCCGACTCCGGAAAACACGGAGGAGAAGCGAAAGAACATCGAGACGGCAAACACCATCAGCGCACTCACCACAAACGAAAAGCGCAAGCTCCTTGGAGAACTCGGCATCATCCTCGACCCAGTGGGCAAGGAGGGCGACGACATCCTCATACCGTTCAGCGTATCGCCTCTAGGGGCAGAACCGGCACCAGCGCCGGCCCAGGAGGATCCTGAAGAAAAGGGTATCGAGACAAAGGAAATCGAGCACCCGCTCCGCGACTACGATATGCGGCGCCTCTACTGGGGCATGCAGATCAAACGCATGGACGCGCGCGAGAAGAAGATGAAGAACGCGCTCAAGGGATACTTCGATGACCAGGAAAAGCGAATCACCGAAGCGCTCTCCCCTGCCAAGTCCCGATACTTCCGCAAGACACAGCTCGACGAACTGCTCTCAATCGAAATGGAGGTCAAGATCGGCAAGAAGATATTCATCCCGATACTGACTGAGCTTCTGAAGCAAGCCGGCATCGATGCGATCGAACTCGCGGGTAGCAAATACGGCTTCATCCTCAAAGACGAAATCAAAAGCTGGCTGGAGAATCGAGCCGACATCTTCTTGAATAAAATCAACGAGACGACGTTCGCCAAACTCCAGGACGAATTTAAAGCGAGCTTAGAAGCAGAGGAGGGTCGAGAGGGTCTGATCAGCCGGATCCAGGATGCCTACGGAGGCATACAGAAATCAAGGGCTGGCCTCATCGCACGCACCGAGACACACAACGCAACTCAGTACGGAACGATGCAGGGGTACAAACAGGGCGGACTCACAACCAAGATATGGGTCGCAGTCCTGGACGGAGCAACGAGGGACTCTCATGCCGCTGTCGACGGCGAGGAGCGTCCGCTCGATAGGCCATTCAGCAACGGGCTGATGTTCCCCGGGGATCCGAAAGGCGACGCCGGAGAAGTTATTAATTGCCGATGCGTTATCTAGCGTGTTATCATATAAAAACATTATGAAGCAGAAATTTACAAAAGGAGAGAAAGCGTACTTGCAAATGCCGGTGAAGGTGAAGTCCATCGACAAAGAGCTCGGCACGCTCGAGGCGATATTCTCCACACAAGACGTCGATCGCCACGGAGACATAGTCCTGCAAGACGGGTGGGATATTTCAATGTTCAAAAAGAACCCCGTCATTCTCAACTCTCACAACTACGGCGACGCCGCAGAGGTGATCGGGAAAGCGTCGGGCGTGAAAGTGGAGGCCAAAAAGCTCCAAGGTAAAATCACGTTCGCGGTCAATGAGAACCCAAAGGCCAAGATCATCTTCGACCTCTACGCCGGCGGATTCCTCAACGCGTTCTCCGTGGGCTTCATCCCCACCGCATTCAAGACCAACAAGGATGGCAGTACCGATTGGTACACCATCGAATCGGCCGAGCTCCTGGAGGTATCTGCTGTCTCCGTTCCGGCCAACGCACGCGCTCTTGCGAAAGCAAAGGGTATCGACATCGACATGCTAAAATCAAACGACGATGAAGAACACAAACCAACCAATGAGGACGGCGAACCGGAACCCGAGGGAGACGCTGACGCGCTTCCAAAAGGTGACGAAGTACCGCCAGCTCCAGGGGAACCCGCTCCCAAAGACGGCGACGGTGGTGAAAGCGAATCAGACGAGGGTGATGAAGAAGCCGGCGCTGATGCAGGAGCACCAGCAGGTGACGAAGTTATTCCCGAAAAGGATAAAGAGAAGGATAAAGAGGGAGACGAAGCCGAAGCCGGTGCAGAAGCAACTCCTGAAGAGCCGGTCCAGGCAAGCTATGCTTCCAAGGTAGTGAAAGCGATCGCAAACATCGACTCACGCCAACGGGAGGAGCTGAAGCGGGCGGCCAAGATCATCAAGTCCATCCTAGACGGCGACGTAGAGGGGACGAGAGTCGAGGCAAAGGTGCACGAACAGATTCAGAAGCGTAAAATTAACCAAGCGATCCGATCCCTCATGAAAGTGAGGTAAGGATTTAAAAGTGATGATAGTGCCATTAGTCGGATAGGTCGAAACACCCCGGGGCACAGGGCATCTAAAATTTAACAGCCAATCATAAGCACACATCACTATGAGTGAAATTCTAAAGCGCATTAAGGCACTTTTGGCACAGGGGTTCGCCTCTGCTGACGAAAAGGCCAAGCTCGCTGCCGACGTTGCAAAACTTAAGGCAGTGGATCAGGCGGCTATCGGAGACGAGGTGGCGAAAGTCAGCGACCTCTCTGAAACCAAGAAGATCCAGAGTGAGGATGAAGCGGATGCTGAAGTAGAAAAGGGTATCAAAGCCCTCTTCGACCGTCATGCAGATCGCATCGAGAAATCCCTTAAAACGGAGATCAAATCCTACCTCGACGAACAGCGCACCCTCATGGAGCAGAAAGCGGGTGTATACCATCCGTCACTTGTTGGTAAGCGTAAGGAGCTCTCGAGCCGCCTACGTGACATCACCAAGGCACTGCTCTCCGGAGACGACACCAAGCTCAAGGAGATGACGACCGATGCATCGGGCTCACCGTTTGCGGGTTACACCGTGGACAGCGAACTCTCTGCTGAAATCCGTCACCTCGTACTTGAGTACGGCGTAGCCCGTAGAGAGATGATGGCGATCCCTCTAAGCAAGGGATCCTACAAGGCCAACAACCTTGCAACTGATGTCACCGTCTACTGGGTAGATGAGGGCGCAGTCGTCAGCTCAACACAGGCAGTCCTCGGGCAGGAAGAACTCACACTCAAGAAACTTGGAGCCATCGTTACGATGACCTCCGAATTGCTTGAGGATACCGAGATCGACTTCATTTCGTTCTTGGCATCACGTGTCGCTGAGGGCTTCGCGCGAGCGGAGGACTTGGCGTTCTTCCAGGGTGACGGCACTTCAACCTACGGTGGCTTCACCGGCTTGCTCAACGCAACCGACGTCAACGAGGTGACGCTTGCCGGCACGACTTTTGCCTCAATGGATGCTGATGACTTGCTCGACATGGTCGACGCGACACCTAGCGGAGCTTTGGCTAACGCCAAATTCTACTACCACCGCACGATCAAGAGCATCATCAGAAAGCTCAAAGCTGCGACAACTGGAGAGTACATCTACCAGCTTCCGTCACAGTCCGGACCGGCAACGGTTTGGGGATACCCTGAGGTTCTTGTGGAGGCAATGCCTGGCATTACCGACACAGCCGCAGACACGTCATTCGTTCTCTTCGGAGATTTGCGAAAGGCATGTATCCTGGGCTTCAAATCCACTGGCTTGGTCGCGTCGCGCTTCAACGCTGGTACGGTGAGAAATGTCGCAAACAATGCTGACATCAACCTCATCACTACCGACCGAGAAGCCGTACGATGGACAGAGCGAACGGGCTACATCCGCATCATTCCGACTGCGGTCACGAAGCTCACTACTGCGGCGGTCTCCGCCTAACGTAGTCGCCCTACCACTCGGTAGCGCATCCACTCTGATCGTTTTGCCGGCAACGGTGAAACGATCAGGACTGGGTACACTCCCAACACTATGATTTTTCAAGAACGCAAACAATCAAACGATGAGTACGCCTACGACGTGGAGGATGTCTTCGGAACCGTTCACATCGAGTCGAGTGTGAAGCTGACCGGCGAGATCCTTGACGGCATCGTTATGGTATTATTGAAACAGAACATCTCAGCCGAGGAGATCCGAGGCGAGGTGAAGCACGACCAGGGAGTCGTGCAGTACGTCTTCAAGAAGCGCCCAATATGGGAAGATGACGACGAACAAAAAGAACCATGCAACGATACGCCTACCTCAACACAAAAACCGGAAAGCGCGTCTACTCGGACACGCCTCTTAAGGATCCCCATCTTAAGCTGGTGCGCGAGATTCGCGGAAGCGTTCCGCGAGGCCTGGAAAAAGGGGAAAGGAAGCCAGTGAAGTCGGGCACTGGTAAAAATTATTAACGTAGCTTATAATTTACGCATATGGCAGCAACAGTAGAAATCGATGAAGCAAATGGTGCGGGCGAGACACTCACCCACAACATCACAAACTCCAACATGGGGAGTGCTGATTCGGTGAACTTGGTAGCGGCGAGCAACCCGATAGTCCCGGGCGATCGTTCCTACATCAAGTATCAAAAAATCCATGTGACTGCGATGGGCGGGTCGTCTCTCATAGACAACCTCAAGGTGTGGCGCACAACCGCACTCGGAGGATCCGCAACTCACGTCACCAACGCGCGAACCACTTCATACGCGGGCGCACTCGCGTACGCCACGCCAGTAGCCACAGCCGTGTCGACAGTCGACCAGGCAATGCCTACGTCGGAGCCGGCAAGCGCAAACCTCGGTATCGGTGGGGCTCTCAACGGCTCTCTATCCGATGCAGGGTCATCGGACTATCTCGGACATCAGATCGTCACTGACGCCGGAGATGTAGCAGGAGCATCCTGCACGATGCACCACCAGTACGACGAGACAGCTTAAACTCAAACCTATGGCAATACACAAATGCTCGCCTTGCGGTTCAGAGTTTAAGACCGAGGCCGAATACCTCGAACACGCTTGTAAAAAAGCAGAGGGTGCCAAGCCGGGCAGTGCGGAATTCCTAAAGAAAACCACAATGCCAAACTACGACAAGGTAGCCGAAGCCGCTCAAAAGCGTGGAACCGCGAAAAAGTAAAATTCATAGACGCTCGCAATTCAATGCGAACGCCGGATAACGGGCTCAATTCAATGAGTCGCGCCGGAGGAAAAAAGCCCCCGACGCAAGCCGGGGACTTTTTATTAAACATCAAACAACTTATGGAAAATCAAAAATTCACAATGACAAAAGACGGGGAGACAATCGAGGTCGCACTTGAGAAGTGGAGCTGGGGCGTCGTTTATAAAGACGGCAGGGAACTGCACCAATTCGGCGACAAGGGGGATTTCCATCAGATCGCCGAAATCGAGCAGGACAACGTCCGCCTTTTTGTGCTTTATCAAACAGGGGACATGACCAAGCGAATCGACATAGTGCTACCCGAGGGAGCAAAAATCATTCATAAATACCGAAACTTCATATTCAACCACGGCCAAGCAGACGAAAAGCACGTGAGAGTTTACATTTTTGGCTACAGAAAGGACGGCCAGCACTCGCACTTCAACTTTGTTATGCCTGACGGACGAATCATTCAGTCGGACACAGACGTTATAAAGCTAACCGACTTCAAGCTGTAAATGGACCAACAACAAACAAAATTAAACGACGAATTAAAGCACCTCAGAGGATACTACAAGCAGGTATTCCGCTCCCCCGAGGGCAAAAATACGAACATTGCGCGCCTTTATCAGACCCCTATTTTTTACGAAAACAAGCTGGGAGTGGGAGACGGTGATGGACGAATGCGCAAAATTGACGCCACGCTCAAGTGGGACGAAACAAAACGAGCGTGGATTTTCGTGTTTAATAACTTCCACCCAGCCATTCCCGAATACGCCGACGAATTTATAGAATTCCGCGACGTATTTCACGATAAAGACATAACGATCGGACTTAGGCCATACGCACAGCACGTCAAAGGACGTCTCGTCGAGAGCATCGCCGAAACAACCAACGGATACAATGCCGTGATTTATGACGACGCATTCGGCACGGGCGTCGATTTGATAGTGCACCCGACAGCCACAGGTTTGAGGAAGCTCGTACGCGTGCGCGAATACGCGCGAGACAAAGACATGACCTTTGACTTTGAAATGCGGCTGCCAGCCACAGACGCGAGCGTTGCCTTGACAAAAAAAGAGCACAAAGAAAAAGGCGGAGTGAATGCCAAGAGACAGGCAGCGATTGACCTCGCAGGAGGCAAGAAAATTATTATAGGCAGCGATAAAAACGGAAACAAAAACCGTGAGAATTTTACATACATAAAACCCGTCAGAATATGGGATAGCGGAAAGCCGGGCAAAGACTCGGGGAGCAAGAGCGAAATCGCTCACGCTCAAATTTTGACAAAAGACGGGAAAAAAATACTACGCAAGACAATCCCTGCGGAATTTTTGAAAAACGCAGTCGGCGAAGTTTTCACTGACGCGACAACAACAATTCAAGAAAGCAAAGATACATACTACGGCACAGTTTATGAGACAGGCGGACAGCCCGATGCAGATAACTTTTGGACTGGAGGCTGGGGAGATTGGTATTATTCATTCCTTGAGTGGGATTTGACGGGAAGCCCCGAGGACGACAAAACCCTATGGGCGAAAATTTGGCTAAAGGTAAATAGCGTCGGTACAAACAACCCTGCACCATTGATTTATATGGTAACCAGCGCGTGGACGGAAGCAGGAGTCACGAGTGCAAACGTGCCAACTTACACAACCAGCTACGGAATGTACCTGACGAACCCCATAACGATTGGAGCAGGAAACTGGGACAACAAAGAGATGACGCATATTTATCGCTTTTGGAAAAACGGCGGATATGCAAATTATGGATTGAAAATTCACGCGACAGCAAATTCGGATAGCGTGTCCTCGTATTATAGCTCAGATCACGCAACAGAAAGCTATCGTCCATATTTGGAAGTAGCCTACGTTGACGACACAAACGGAGGAGTGCAGAAACAACTCATTCCGGGCGGACTTCCAATCGCAAACTTAAATAACGGAGCCACCGCATACGCCGCAATTCAGGGTCACGGTTCAGCAGAAAGCTGGACGACAACGTATAACTGGCGCCGCACGCTCATCGCTAACTCGGGAACCATACGCAGAATTTACTACCATCTTGGCTCAGCACCGGGAAGTGAAAAAAATTATAAATTCACGCTTTATAGAAACCTATCCGCAGTTTGGAGTACAACCATAAGCGACTTAAATACCTCTTCATATTTTGACCTTGGACTAAACATCACCGCAGGCGACGATTTGGTACTCGCGTGCACGCCAACAGGGACGCCTACCGCGACAACACTCCAGTGGGGTATTGAATTCTGGTCGGCCGACAAAAACTACGTAATAGCCGCAGGCTCGGGAGGGGCACCAGCAGCAGACGGTACGACAAACTACAACAACGCCGCAGTCGGCGGTTCGTGGTTCCCAAACACGAACTACACGATAGAAAACATAATGCCTCACGCTTGCCGATTAAAGAGGTTTATGTTCAAAGTCTCCACGGCCCCGGGAGCAGGGAAATCGTGGACAATTAAAGCACTCGTCGGAGGAAGCGAGGTCGCAAGTATTACGCTTTCCGATACGAATACATACGTCACGGCCGACATTGACGCTGACATAAATGCAGGAAACCACCTGATGATTTCAATCACAGGAGCAGGCACGCCAAGCACCTCGTCCTTTATTGGCTGGGGCTTTGCCGTAGAGCCTGACGTTCTCGGAGAGTCGGCAATTATGGGAGCGACAGCGAATGCATGGGACAACACACAAACGACATACAACCGCGTTTGTGCTTCTTACGCTTCAGCAGAAAACGCCACGCGAGCAAACGTTCAAAGAACGATAACATTCGGGGCTCAAGTTTTGGCCGCGAAAGTCAAACGACTCGTGGCACGAGTAAGCACTGCCCCAACCGCAGGAAAGAGCTGGGACATTTCGCTTGAAAAAAACGGATCGGACGCAATATCGCTCAACATTGCTGATACAGACCTTTATAATTGGAATACCGTCGATGAGGTCGCCGTTTCCGCTCAGGATTTGCTCAACATAAAAATGATACCGAACTCAAGCCCAGCCGCAGGAACAGGACGCTGGTCTTTTGTCGTTTATATCGCACCGAGCCCAGTCGTGAAAGACCTCGCACTCGCCTACGCCGTTACGCTGACAGTAAGAAACAAGACGCTTCAATACGCGATCGTCTCCCCCACTGACATCACAAAAACACTGGCCTATTCAGTGGAGACTTCCCCAGCTGTAACCAAGACGGCCGCATATCGAGTGCTCACCGCTGGGGCCGTGATGAAAGACCTCGCTTATACGGTCGTATCCCCTGCTGAAATTTCAAAAACGCTGGCTTACACAGTGAAAAGCACGCCAGCCGAAATAACCAAAGGACTGGAGTATTCAGTTTTGACCGAAACGGCGATAACCAAAGACACGCAATACGCCGTAAAGGCTCCAGTCGCGATCACAAAAGCACTGGCATACACAGTCGGCACAGTCGGAGCGATTACCAAAGGGCTCGCATACGCGATCAGGACAGAGCCAGCAATTACGAAAGGAACGCAGTACGCGGTTAAATCCCCCGTCGCCGCAGCCAAAGACCTTGAATACGCAATCAACACCCAGCAGGCCGTCACAAAGGCACTCGCATACGCCGTAAAGACGGCACAGGCGGTCACCAAAGCCCTCACATACGGAGTTTTGACGACAAGCGGAATAACCAAAGGAGCCGAGTACCAAGTACGCACCAGCGACGAAATAACGCTCGGGGCGGAATACACAGTCAAATCCCCTGCCGAAATTACGCGAGCATTGGCATACGCGGTAAAAACAGCCAACGAATTGACGAAAGCACTCGCCTATCAAGTAACAAGCCCAAGTGCAATCACCAAAGGGGCACAATACGCAGTCACAAGCCCCGTGGAAGTCACCAAAACCCTCGCTTACGAGATAAACCTCGTTTATACGCACGAGATAACCAAGGCAATGGCCTATACGGTGCTGACCGCCTCGGAATTGACCAAGGGCATGGCTTACGCCATCCAAACCGAGATAGGCATCACCAAGGGGCTCCTATACGCCGTAAAAGCGCCCCAGGAGCTCACCAAGGGGCTTGTGTACGCCCTCCTGACCGCCAACGAGCTCACAAAGGGGCTGGCCTACGCAATCGTGGCCGAGGGGGCAATAACCAAAGGCCTCGAGTACCAGGTAACATCCGAACAGGCGGTCACCAAAGGACTCCAGTATGCGGTCGTGGCTCCCCAGGAAATAACCAGGGCGCTTGCATACGCCGTCCTCACTGCTCCGGAGATCACGAAAGGATTGGCGTACGCGATCCTGACATCCGGCGCGCTGACGAAAGGGCTCGCATACGCAGTCACAACCGAGCAAGCAATCACCAAGGGCTTGCAGTATTCTGTGCTCACCGAAAACGCACTGACCAAGGGACTCGCATACGAAATCGTCACGGCCCAGGAGATTCAAAAAGGCCTGGCCTACGCGGTCATCACTGAAGAGGCGATCACCAAGGCACTCGGATACGCAATCCTAACCACGGCCGGCATTACGAAAGGCCTGGAGTACGGCATCGTGGTCGAGGGCGGGGTAACGAAAGGACTGGCATACGACGTGATCACCACACACGCGATCACAAAGGGCATGGAGTACGTCCTGCAAATCAACCCGTACTTCCCGCTCCCATCACCGTACACGCCGAAGAGCGGCATCTATACGGCGAAGCAAAGCCCCTACGGAGGCCGGACCAGTCCGTACACGCCCAAGGGTGGGATTTACACCCCGCTGCCTGGTAGAACGTCGAATTAAAAGCTATAATTAAACCACAAACATATGGCAGCAAAAGGATACACAACCAAGACCAAAATCGAGAACTATATCCTCCAGGACATAGACAGCTCGTTCGATTCCCAAATTCAAAGCTGGATCGAGGGCATCGAGAGAATCATCGACCAAATAACCGGCCGGAACTTCATCGCGGACTCGGCCGCCTCTGCGCGCGTCTTTGACGGCGACGGAAGCAACGAGCTCCTGATCGATGAATGCGTGGCGATCACGAAAGTGGAAGCCGGCAACGACGGATACGGTGGCTCGTTCACCGAGGTGCTCGCAACCGGAGCCGACAAATACTTCACCGAACCGGCCAACGCAATCGCAAAAGGATACCCGATCCACAAGGTCACGCTCCGATCAAAGTCGTGGCTCGAGGGGATTCAGAACCAAAGGATCACCGCCAAGTGGGGATACTCGACAGCCGTGCCCGCCGACATTGAATTCGCGGCCACTGTGTTCGTCGCCGGCGTCCTCAACCAGCACAGGCAGGGCGGAGATCAGATCAAGAGTGAAAGCATCGGAAATTACCAGGTCACCTACAACACCGACAAGGAGGGTGACTCATTCGGTGACTTCACCCGCGCCAAGGAGATCTTGAGCGCCTACACGAAATTAAACATATGAGCATAGAACGCTTTTACAACATAACCATCGCCGTGACCCGAATGTCCTGGTCCGGAGAAAGCTCGGCTGAAGCATCAGTCGGCTCTTTCTCGGGACACATACAACAGGCCAACGCGGAGCTCGCACAGCAGATTGCTGAAGCGTGGGGTAAAACCTTTCTCGTGTGGTGCGACAAGACGACCGACGTCGAGGCGGGGGATACACTCACAATCGCAACGGGCGATCATGCCGGCACGTACTCAGTGAAGAACGTCAGGCAGAACGTCGTCGGGGTTAACCAGCACCTCGAACTCACCGTCATCAAGGACATCGCGTAACTGCGGTATACCTGGTGGCCTCCTATGAGATCCACTTTTACAACAGCAATAATAATCGCCGTGCTCATTCTCGCAATTCCAGGCAAGGCAAACAGTCCACTCGCGCAAAAACCGTATAGAACGCTCCAGCATGCGCCAGTAGATCCGGCCCCGTACAAAGCGGAGCTTCGAGCCATTGCCCTTGCCAAAGGACTCCCTGAAGCCAAGATCATCGAAATAGAACAGACCATCGGGGGAGTACCAGGCAATGAGGTATGCCCGAACGGAGAGAGCGGGTGGTACGACAAAGCAGTGGGCGATAACGGCCACTCATTGGGCATGGTGCAGATAAACCTGCCAAGCCACCCGAACGTGACCCGGGAGCAAGCGCTTGACGCCACGTTCTCGCTGAACTTCATCGTCGACGCATGGTTAAACAATGACATGTGGATGTGGACATGTTGGAAAGCACTCCCCGAAAAATTGTAAAATAAAGCTATGAGTATTCAATGGGTAGGACTAAAAGAACTGCGAGCGGCAATCGCCAGGAATCCGCAAAAGGTGCTGGACGAAGCGCGCCTGTTCTTGACCCGGGGCTTGAGCGTCTACAAGCAAGGCATCATCCGCGACCCGTGGAGGGTGGGCGGACTGGCCGGTGGCTCCCCTGTTTCAAACGATCCCCGCTACCCGCGCAAGTATCAACGACAGCGATCCGGCAACCTGCGCGACACGCACGTCACCGAGATCAACGGGCTTGAGGGTCGAATCGGGCCGAACCTGCAAGCAGCACCATACGCGAAGTTTGTGCATCACGGGACCAGGCACATGCGAGGCCGACCCTGGCTCGATTACGTGAAGCAAAACAAAGAGGGCGAGATTGAAAAGCTGTATCGTGGTATGCTTAATAATATCGTCGGCGACCTCGCAAGATAAACATATGGGACTCTACGAAACACTTATAGGAAAAATCACAACGACGCTCCAGGCGGTCACATCCGTCAAAGACGTCTTCAGCGTGCCGAAAAGCAAGCTGACAAAATTCCCCTGCGTATTTTTCAAGCCCACCGGATTCACCAACACATTCGAAACGAACTCGGAGAACATGGCAATCTATCGCTTCATGATGGTGGTGATGGTCGGCACCTCCGGCACAACGCCCGAGACAGCATTCGGCACAGTCCTCCCTCACACGGTGGATGACATCATCGCCAAATTCAATGCTGACTGGAACCAGGGAGTCATCGACGGGCACCGATGCACCGTGAAGATAGACAGCGCCGACAGCTGGGAAATGTCGGAAGAACAGGACGGCCTTGTGGCATACGCTCCCCTCAACGTGGAGATTAGACTCCTAACCAATAACTAAAATGCTTAAGCACGGAGACTGGGCACCTCGCTTGTTGACAACAAACTAGAGTGCTACAATAAAGTTAAAGGAACCGATCCTTACGGAAGAACCGAGGGACCGAGCACCAGTGATGCTCTGTCCCCATTTTTATTAAAAATAACTTAACAACAAACATATGGAAATCGTAGGACGACAAATAGAATTCGGAGTCGCAACAGAAGCGAGCCGAGGTTCCGCAGAAACTACTGCGGACAAGTGGATGCGAAAAGTCACGGCAAACGTCGTTGAACGCGCAACGCATGCGCTTGATGACAGTACGCGCGGACGACTTGAGGACGGCGAGGGTCGCCGAAAAGTGCAGTCCCACATCGAGGGCGACGTCGAGGGTATCCTCCACGCCGATGTTCTCGGGTGGTTCCTCGCAAACATCTACGGAGTGGTCAACACCACGACCGTAACGGGATCGGTAAAATCTCACGTCTTCACTCTTCGCCAAAACATCCAGCACCAATCGCTGACACTCTTCGCAAAGGACGGCTCCGTCCAGCAAAGCGTATTCAGTAACGCGATGATCAACACACTGGAGATCACCGCCGCAATCGACGACTACGTTCGCTTCAGCGCGAGCTTCCTCGCCGCAGTCGCCGCATCAAACAGCGCGACCCCGAGCTATGATACCGAGTACGACTTCGTCGCACGCGATATCACTGTGAAGATCGCCGACTCTGAAGCAGGACTCGCCGGCGCGACAGCAACCAAGGTCAAAGACCTCGGCATCAAGTGGGACCAGGGACTCATCCGCGACCACGTCGTCGGTGCATACGCTCCGGGCGACATCTACAACGCCCGTCTCATGATCGACGGAAACTTCACTCTGAACTTCGCCGACGAGACATTCAAAGACCTCTACCTCGGCAACACTGCCAAGTACATGAGCATCACGATTGCCGGAGAAGCCGACATCGGATCGGGCAACTTCCCTACCATCACCATCGTGCTCAACAAGGTACAGTTTATGGACTGGAACCGAGCCGGCGGAGCAAACGAACTGGTCACCGAACCGATCACGTTCCGCGCATTCTACAACCCAACGGATTCGGAGCAGTCGACCGTAACCGTCAAGAACCTCACAGCTTCGTACGCTAACGTACCGAGCGCATAAGCAATATGAAACAGGTCAAACTCTCAACGTGCACAGTCGACATCGTCGAAAAAATCACCTGGGGAATGCAGGAGGAGATCCGCGCAGCAATGCTCGGAGGTATCCGCGTCTCGGGACTCACCGATAAAGAAAAGCAGAACCTGGAGCTTGACTCCGCTGTCCTCATGAAAGCGAAGTACAAAGCGCTCGAGCTCTGCGTGAAGAAAATCACCGACGCCGAGGGCAAGGAATCTACCTACTCAAAGGAGTGGATGGATAACCTCTCGGTGGAAGATGGCGACGCTCTCTTCCTGGCGGTGAATGAAGTGACGGATCCAAAAAAAAAATAACCCCAGGATCCAAGCTACGACAAGAGCTCGAGGGGAAGAAACAGTGGAGTGAGCCGGTCATCTATGAGGCGTTATCAGCAAGGTACGGATGGACGCCGAATCAGATCCGCGAACTCTACCTCGAGGATGTGCTCCAATACCTCGAGATCATTGCGGAAATTAACCGCATCGAGAAAATAAGGAGCATGAAACAAAAATAGCTATGGATCAAAGGCAACTATCAATCGTACTTAAGCTCCAGGACGAGGCATCGAAAGAACTTCGAAAGCTGTCCGGCGAGCTCGATACCGCACAAAAAAGCACCTCCCGTTGGGGCGGTGCCTTGGAGTATGTGGCTGGCGCAGCCAAGTACGCAGTAGCGGCACTCGGAACGGCGGCTCTTGCGGGTGCAACCTGGGGTGTGAGCGTTGCCGCGCAACTCGAAACTGCACAGGTCGGCCTCGGCACACTTCTCGGATCCACCGAGAAAGCGGCGGCGACTGTGGAGCGACTGAAGAAAGAAGCGGCACGCACGCCGTTCGAACTCCCGGGTCTAACCCAGGCAGTCCAGCTCCTCACCTCCGTCACCAAGGACGGCGACAAATCAATCGACATCATTCTCAACATCGGAGAGGGACTCGCAGCGATGGGCAAAGGCCAGGCGGAACTTGACCGCATCATTGTGAACCTCCAGCAGATCGCGGCGGTCGGAAAAGCAGCCACGATCGACATCAAACAATTTGCATTCGCAGGTATTCCGATTTACGAAATGCTCACCGAGACAACCGGCAAGTCCGGAGAAGCACTCGCCGAGCTCATCGATAGCGGAGGGGTGACATTCGACCTGCTCACAAAGATGTTCGACGAAGCCAACAACGCCGGCGGTCGTTTCTTCAACGCATACGTGAACCAGTCCGGCACGTTCAACCAGGCGATGTCGAACATGAAAGACAGCGTCGGAATCCTTATGGCCGACCTCGTAAAAGAGACGGGCATATTTGGCGGACTGACTCAGGCAATGATTGTCTCCTCCCAGTGGATCGGAAACTACAAGCAGAACATGGCGGACGCGCGCGACACCTTGCTCGAGTGGATCAACCTGCTCGACCAAAAGACAGGCCTCGTCACATTGCTCAAAGACGCATGGGCAAACCTCGTTTTTATATTCAACGACCAGCTGAAGCCGGCACTGATGGAACTGTGGGAGACGCTCCAGCCGTATAAGCCGTACCTCGAGGCACTCGGACAGGTACTCGGCACCATGCTCGTGATCGCAATCGGCGGGCTGATCATAATCGTCGGCGGACTCGCCGCAGGACTCGTCCAGCTCCTCACGTGGATCACCAAAGTGGTCGACGCAATTATGTCGTGGCTGAAGCCGGCACTCGATGCCATCGGTACCACAATACTCGCCGTCTACGACTCAACCATGAAGCTCATTGACGCATTCAAAAGCGCATGGGAGTGGGCCGGCAAGGTGGCAAGCAAGACCGGTAGCTTCGTCTCAAGTGCGGCAACCAGTGTCGCAAACGCGATTCTCCCTGGCCGTGCTTCAGGCGGACCCGTAACAGCCGGAATGCCGTACATGGTAGGCGAACGCGGTCCGGAATTGTTTGTACCAAAGTCATCAGGCAGTATTATTCCAAATGGAGGAATGGGAGGCGTGGTGGTCAATGTCTATGGGGATGTTTCAGGAAAAGAGCTCGTTGCAAAAGTCCAGGAGGGAATAATGCAATCGCTTAGCCAAAACATGAGGTTCGCAGTATAATAAAACGCGGTATATTCATCAGTGCAACAGTAAACAATACAGACAGTGGAGATCTGATGTTTTTCAAAGAGACAACTGGGCTTGCCAAACATGCGGAGCACGCAGCACAAAAGGAAGTCCTGTATATTTGGAATCACACCACATTTTAGGGTGGGCAGAATATCCTACACTGAGATTTAAAACTGACAATGGGATTACTTTGTGCAAACAATGCCACCTGTTAACACGAAAAAAATAATATGGCTATCCATGTACTCATCAACACAGCAGACGTCACCGACCAAATCGAGCAGGGCACGCTCGAGGTCGTTCAGCGCATCACCAATCAGGTCGATAGCGCTAACTTCAGCGTGCGAAAAGCCGGAGCGAAAACACTCACACCGGCATACGGAGACGACATAGAAATATACGATGGCGCGACCAAGATATTCGGTGGCACCATCATCAGCGTGCAACAGTCCCCGACCGCCGGCCCAGGAGGAATTGAGTACGACGTGCGATGCGTGGATCACACCTACGCATTCGACAAGACCCTCGCCTCAAAGACGTACGCCGGCGACTCCATCACCGACATCATCACTGACCTGGTGGCTTCATACGCTCCGACGTTCACCGTGGCAAACGTGAGCTCGGGTTTTATCATTGAAAAAATAGTGTTCAACCAGGTGCCACTCTCGACGTGCCTGAAGCGACTGGCCGACATCGTGAATTATGACTGGTACATCGATGAAGAAAAGGACGTCCACTTCTTTCAAAAATACGCCAACACCGCACCGTTCGGACTGACTGATACGGACGGCAATCACATATACAAAACACTTCGCCGAAACAGCGACGGAAGCCAGGTGGCAAACCGCATCAAAGTGCGCGGAGGCGAGTATGAGGGCGCGACCTACAGCGACAGCATCACCGTCAAAGGAAACGATTCGAAAGCATTCACACTCCCCTACCGATTCGCAAACTTGACCGTCACCCTGGACACTGGAGGCGGGCCGGCGGCGCAGAACGTTGGCACCGACTTCATCGACGACTTCACCAGCGAGGACGTCCTCTACAACTTTGCCGAGCAGATGATCCGCTTCGAAAACAACCTCGCCGACGGAGACGTGATCGCATTCACCGGAAACCCAAAGGTGCCGGTCTTTGCCGTTGCTGAAGATCCGGTATCAATCGCCGAGTACGGGAAGATCGAGAAGCTCCTCCGCGACGACTCAATCGAGAGCAACGCAGTCGCACGCCGACGCGCGAACGCCGAGCTGTACGCATACGCAGAGCCCGTCATCGACGCGAAATTCCGCACCTACACATCGGGGCTTCGAGCCGGCATGCTCATCACCGTACAGAGCGACAATCAAAGCATCGCCAGCGAAGAACTGATGATCAAAAACCTGACGTTCCGCATGCGCGACCATGCCAATTTTTCATACGAAGCCGAAATGGTATCGACCAAACGCTACGACTTCATCACCCTGCTTCAGAAGATCCTCGAGCCGGATCCGCGACCGAGCGACGAAAGGGAAGTCAGCGAGGAGATCTTCACCGACACGCAGATCGTGACGTGCCAGGAGGAAACAGAATTCGTCGCAGCATTCGAGGACAACGCCCAGGTGGAAGCCCAGGAAAACATGGTCATCGACCCGTTCGGAGACGAGACAGATGCCCTCTATGTGCTGTCCCCATATGCTCCGACAAGCCAAACCGACCCGAAGCGCCCGGGACGGCTGGACATATCGCTTGTTGTATATTAAGAGACGCGCTATAATTTATTCATCAGTGGAGTGACTCCTACGGAAGAACCGAGGGAGCACGGCTCTTTTCGTGCCGGCTCCCTATTTTTGTAAAAATATGAAACAACACTTCAACGCAAACGAAAAGGGCAAGGTCACAGGAGAGTACATGGCGATCTCCTTGGCACCTTGGGTCACCCGAAAAATGAAAATCGTCGACGACATCCGCGACGCGATTCGAACTCAAAACTGGAGGATCCTCAAAGCACTCCAGGAATGCGGAGTCATCCTCTCCGTCAAAGAAGCACACAACATCATCCCGACCACCGGCCGGAATGTTCTCGCGCGCATACTCGCGGGCGACGTGACCTACACCGGCGAGGTGGACTACGGTGCACTCGGCTCCGCCGCCTCCCCTGCTTTCACAAACGCATCAACACAGCTCACGACTGAAGTGTACCGAAGCCAGGCCGACAGCCAGGCCTTTGACGACAACATCGCATACATCGACTGGTTCATTGCGGCCGGCGACGTAGCCGATCAGACGTTCGAGGAATTCGGTGCGTTCATCGACGGAACCGGCGCAGCAAACTCCGGACAGGCATGGTCGCTCCTGAAGACCGGAGGGTGGGTAAAAAGTGGTAGTATGTTCATATCAGGAAAATATACATTCGTATGATGAAAATAACTTGCAAACTTTGTATAAAATCCTATGGCACAAGCAAAAAATGATTGGAGTGCGGGAGATCAGGTGGACGCCGCCGATCTTAACACCCACGGCACAGAAATAAATAAAAGGTTCGAAGCCATTCACCTCTTCGGTGATGGAAGCGACGGAGACGCAGACATCAACTCCGGCTCTTTTTCTTCCGGACCGATCACATCGAACGCGCTCACTCGAGACGCGTACTTCGACAACCTCACCCTCTCGGGCGGGGATTTGAATATGGCAGGATACCGCGTATTCGTTCGCGGGACTCTCACGCGAAACAGCACGTACAAACTCACCAGGAATAACACCTCGGCCGGAGGCAACGGCAACAACGGCGGCGGGGCAAACCCATCATTCGGAAACGACTCGGCAGCGGGCGGAAGCGCAGGATCAGCACAGTCAGACGGCACCCTCAAGGGAGGCGTGGCCGGAGTAGCGGGTGGTGCGTCCGGTGCAGGGGGCGGAATCGACTCAGGAGGGAGCGCAGGGAGCGCAGGAACCACTGGGACGGCAGCTAACCCATCTATCAGCGTAAACGGAGCCGCTGGAGGCGCTGGAGGGGCTGGAGGGGCAGGAACCAACTATGGGGCAGGTGGAGCGGGCGGTGCGGGCGCAGGAGGCACAGCAACAGGGGCTTCAATGAAACCTCGCCTACCAGCAACGGCATACCTCATGCTCGACCTCACAGGCACAACCTGGGCGCAATACCTTGCAGCCGCAGGTGGAGGCGCAGGAGGCGGTGGAGGCGGTGGCGGTGGATTTAACACCCAACAAGCACAATGGAACTTCGGAGCAGCCGGAGGATCCGGAGGAGGTTCAGGCGGAAGCGCCGGAGCGTTCTTCATCGCGGCTCGAAACATCGTACTCAACGGAACGGGCGTATGGCTTGAGGCCAAGGGTGGAGTCGGAGGTAACGGCGGAAACGGCGGAGGCGCAAACGGCGCAGCTGGTTCAGTCGGAGGCGCGGGAGGCGGCGGAGGCGGCGGAGCGGGTGGATCCGGCGGATCAGGCGTGCTCATGTACCTCGCCAAGACCGGAGCAACACCGACAATCGACCTCACAGGAGGATCAGCATCGGCTGGAGGCGGAGGCGCATCAAACGGAAGCGCGGGCACAACCGGAGCGACTGGTACACTGTGGGAAATTGACCTAAGCACCACCGAATAAAATGGAATCACTACTCACACCAGGCAATATAATGTTCGCACTCGGGATCATCGGCATGATCTTCACGGTCTTCGCCTACTTCAAGAACCCGCAGATCGACCAGGACAAGCGCGACGCGCTCCTGGCTCAACAGGTGAACTGGCAAAACGAGAGCACCGACAGGCGCTTCAAAGAGATGCAGGAGAGCTTTAACGCCCTCTTGCTTCAGAGCAGCAACCACATCCACACCGTCGACACCAAAGTCGACAAGGTCAACGACTCAATGACCGCAATGAGCAACGAGATCACGAAGCTCGCAACCATTATTCAAGAACGCATCCCTAAAAAGTAAGCAATTTTTATATGGACGCACAAACACAAGACCCGCACTTCCAGTCCGGTGCCGTCATTGACACCCGAACGGAAGCCGAAAAAGCAAAGGACTGGTACCAAAGAGAAGTGGTAGCCAGCATCAACCCCGTCACCTGGACCGAAAAGCCCCGAGAGACGTGGCGCAAGTTTCCTATTTTCAATCAAAACGGCTCGGGATCCTGCGTAGCGCAGACCCTCGCCAAGCTCCTCGGGGTCATGTACTGGCTCAAGGAGAAAGTGTACGTGCACTTCAGCGCGACTCACATCTACCAGCGCCGAAGCAATAAACCGTCCGGAGGCATGGCCGGCGTCGATGCATTCAACATCGCCACGAAAGGCGTCACGCTCGAGGAGCTCGTCCCTAGCCAAAGCATGACCGACGCGCAGATGGATGCGGTCGTGATCCCGCAATACAAGCAGGACGTCGGCTCGATATTCAACGTGCCGAACTACCTCCAGCTCGCCATCAAAGACATCGACACGATCGCCTCAACCATTCAGACAACCGGCAAAGCGGTGATGGCGTGGTTCTACTTCCAAAACGATGAATGGACGGAGCGACCGACCATCAAGAACGGAGCCCTAGACCTCTATGCACCGAGCACGGCTCGGCACAGCGTGTCGGCGGTCGACTTCACGCTGGTGGGAGGCAAGAAGTGTCTCATCATCGAGGACTCATGGGGACCAGGGTACGGCATCGGAGGCCAGCGAATAATCGACGAGGACTTCTTCAAAGACCGCAACTGGTTTGCCGCATACCCGATCGCGTTCAAATTCCAGGATCAGACACAGCCACAGCCGACGCCAACACCGAAGCCGGCCTACACGTTCAACAAAGACCTGCAATTCGGAATGACCGATGCGGACGTGACTGCGCTCCAGGACATCCTGCGATACGAGGGACACTTCCCAGCGAACACTACGAGCACCGGATACTTCGGCGCGATCACCAAAACAGCCGTGCAAAAGTTTCAAGACAAGTATAAAATAGCAGTGGCAACAGACCCGGGATACGGTCGAGTCGGAGCGCGCACACGGGCAAAATTAAACGAGCTTTATTAATCAATCACACATATGGAAACGAACACAAACCTATCAGTCGGGGACGCAGCATCACTCCTTATCGGAGCAGGGCTCACACAGCTCAGTGACGTCACGATCGCACTCACGCTCATCGGCGTAGGCGTCGGACTCAAGATCCTCGTCGCCTTTCTTCAGAAGAAAGGACTCGACGTAAAGAGCGACGTCAACAACGGATAACACCGGCCCCAGGAAGCAACGAAAAACACCACCCGAGAAAGGTGGTGTTTTTATCTTGCGCGCGCTTTGTAAAAAAGCTGAGGACGGAGGAGTGTGGCAAAGCCCCGTCCCTACAGGGAATTGTAGCACTTTGTGCCACAAGTGCCACTTCAATAGGAAAGAACACAAGAGCAGCAACAAATAAAGTTATACACAGTATGTCCACTTCCCCAGCATGGACATTCTCAATACGATTTCGTATAATCACACTATACCAATAACAACAGCATGCGGGTGGAAGCCCCGCCAAAACTATGAGAATGACAATAAGAAAAGCAGAGGTGAGGTTAGGGGAGGCATTCAACAAGATGCCAGGAAAGGAGGTGGTCGAGAAGCACCTCGCAGGATTGCCATACGGAGTGGCCATAGTCGATGGAGACAGATCATACTGGCAGAACGCCGAGGACACGCTGGTATTTCAAATCGATGGCGGCGAGCTCTACCGCTTCGGAGGCAACATCATCGAAGCGATCGCATCGGTATGGAGCATGGTGTACTCAACGGGTGCGGACGAAGTGCACACCAGCCAGCAAGGGTCGAAATTAACAGTCAGAATGTGGTGGGACTAACCAACAAAAATATGACAAAACTTCAAATCACAGCATGGGTCATCGGAGGCATCGCATTTATCGCGCTGACACTCTGGTGGAGCGCCGGCCACGACAAGGCAGTCATGGAAGCGGCGGAGAGATACGAGGCATGCGTAAAGGTCGAATACAACACAACGCCGAGCGCCTGGTACGCAGAGCACGGCGAATATCCTGAAGTAAGCGGGTGCGAGATACTTGACAGTATGGATACAAAGGAATAAAATTAAACTATGCAATTTCAAGATCTAACAAATATAAAATTCGGTCGTCTTACGCCAATAAAACATTTAGGCAGAAAAAAAGGCGGCACGATGTGGCTCTGCAAATGCGAATGTGGAAACAAGAAAGAAGTGCATGCATCGCACTTGAAACAAGGGAATGTGGTGAGCTGCGGATGTGTACGATCCGAGACAGTAAAAGGACGAAACACATCGCACGGAAACTCGCAAAGAGGAAATCACACACTCATATATCAGACGTGGCAATCGATGAAAAACAGATGCCAGAATGAAAATGACCATAGATATCCTGAATGGGGTGGTCGAGGTATCACCGTCTGCAAGCGGTGGCAGAAATTTGAGAACTTCCTTGCCGATATGGGGGAGAGGCCAAAAGGTAAAACCATTGATCGTATCGATAACGAGAAAGGATATTTTTTGAGCAACTGCCGATGGGCGACTCCAAAAGAGCAAGCAAACAATAGGAGAAAAAACCATGACCAAAATTAAGATCAACCCAACCGAGCACGCCGTGCTGGAAGTGCTCGAAGCGAACAGTCGGAGAGACGGCGAACTCTGCATCACATTCTCCTGGATCGCGGACGACGCCAAGCTCGCGCTCAAGGAGGTGCGGCGTGCTTGTCGCTCCCTGAAGAAGAAAGGCCTGGCGGAATTCTATCGCGGGCTGATGACCGAGGACGGCGAGGTAGCAGGGTCGGGCTACTGCGTCAGCAAGGCCGGAGAAGCGTACCTGAAGCCCTGTGACGTCTGTGGCGACGTCATAACCTACGACTACGCGGCAGACAACGGCGCGCAGATCCTGGAGTGCGAGAAGCATTACAAACAGAGCCCGAAGCTCACTCAGACCCAAACACTCCTATGAAATGGCAGAACCTCCTCAAGAAGAAGTGCCCGAAGTGCGGCGGCGAGCTCCATCCGGTAAAAGACCGCGCAATTTTATACGCCTGCTCCTCGTGTGAATTTCTGATCACGCGCAGGAAGTACGCCGAGATCCTCGCCGACCCGACACACATCATGCGGAGGTTCCTGACCGCCGAGGAGCTTTATAACTTAGACGAAGCAATTAAAAAATCATATGCATAACAACACCGTACCAATTTCAAAGTGCTGTCAGGCCGAGGTCACCGAGGACTTCAAGGACAACCCTCGCGATCACCGCGACCCGATAGAGATATACCGATGCACTCAGTGCAAAAAGGAGTGCGAGCTGGAGGACGACGAAGTGTGCGCGGACTGCCTCGGGACCGGAGAGGTCACAGTCGACGAGGCCGCATACGCCGGAGAGCCGCACATGGCACCGATCGGAACCCGAACGTGCCGCTGTAAGGCGCGAGAACACGATGACTATGACGGAGAATAAAAAGAAAAGCCAACAACAGAAGTAAACACCGGCCCAGGAATGCGCCGGTGTTTTTTATTAGTTATCCACAGGTTCAATACGAAATCATATTGACGGGGGATAAAAATGGGGATAGAATAGAGAAAGGTTGAGGTCGACGGCCTAGACATTATTAAATAAAAAACACTGGAATGAAAAAAATAAAACTAAGCCAAGGAAAACATGCTCTCGTAGACAGCGAGGACTTCGAGTACCTGAGTCAATGGAAGTGGTGCGCCGAAAAGCGCAGACACACATTCTATGCTGTCCGGTCTCAATGGATAGGCGGCAAAACTAAAAAGACCAGCATGCACAGATTGCTTGCCCGTACGCCGAGGGGAATGGATACAGATCACCTCAATGGAAACGGCCTTGATAACAGGAAAGCAAACCTACGATCGGCTACTCGCAAAGAAAACCTCAACGCTCATAGGGCAAAGCTCCAAGGTATCCAGTGGGACTTTAAGAAGTAAAAATAACAAACATGCAATTAGCAGCAATCAAAAACGAGCAAGATCTTAAAGTGGTGCTCTCGGGAGAATACCGAAAGCAGATCGAGAACTACTTCGGCAACCCTCAACGGGCGCTCGAATTCCTCAGCAACGTGGTGGCAAGCGTGCAGAGAAATCCGAAGCTCATAGAGTGCTCGCCGCAGTCGCTCATCAACAGCTTCATGGTGATGGCATCCCTGAAGCTCATGCCCTCCGGCATATCCGGAGAAGCATACGTCCTCCCCTACAACATAAAAAACCAGGGGATGATAGCGCAATTCCAACTCGGCTACCAAGGGCTGGTGACGCTCTTCTACCGGGCCGGCGTGCGGTCAATCACCGCAGAGATCGTCTACGAAAAGGACGACTTCAAGTACACGAACGGAGTGCTGGCACACAACCCCGACGTCTTCGCAGATGACCGAGGAGCGGCCAAGGGCGCATACGTCATCATCGAACTACAGGCGGGCGGGCTGATCACAAAGGTGATGAGCAAGAAGCAGATCCTCGACATCGCCAAGAAATTCAGCAAGAGCTTCTCGGGCTTCGGTCCCTGGAGCGAGGGTCAGGATCCGGAACTGTGGATGTGGAAAAAGACCGTGCTGAAGCAAGCGGCAAAGCTGGTACCGAAAAACGAGACGATCTTCAAAGCGATCGACGCGGACAACCAGGACAGCATTATTAGCGACCGACTCGACAAGGCAAAGATCGAATCGAGCAGTTTAAAAATGGGTAACTTATTAAAAGATGGACATGAAAACAACGACGCAAAAAACCAAGAAACCTCGGGTGAGGAAAACCAAGATACGCAGGGCGATGACGATTCCCAAGGCGGTGAAGCTGGGGGAGCAAAGTAACGACGTCAGCGCATTCCCAGTCAAGCACTACAGCGCGAGCTCCATGGTTCGCTTCTCAACCAACCCGATCCTCTTCAAGATCATGGACATCAACGGGGACAGGTTCGATACGAGCATGAGCATCAGCGCCATCATCGGCCAGGCCTTTCACAAGGCGATGGAAACCTACTACGGAGGCAACGACGCAATGGCGGTGGCCAGCGAGGCCGAGGCAATCGAGTGCGGGCTCAAGGCGGGCATGGCGTTCCTCGAGGCATACAGCGACGGCTTCATCACCTACACCGACGCAGTGCCAAACAAACAGAAAGCCCTCGAGATGCTCGCGTTCGGCTTCAACAGCTACGTCTCACTGATGCCTTACAACAACGGGGACGAACTGGTGGCATGCGAGGAGAAGCTCGAGCAGAACGTGAACGTGGAGTGGCGAGGCCGCCAGCTCAACCTGCCGGTGCGCCTCAAGGGATACGCGGACAAGATCGTCCGCAGCAAAGGAAAGCTGAAGATCAAGGACTATAAAACCTGCCGAGCATTCAGCGATCCGGAGAAAATCGACGGGGCGAAGATCATCCAGGCGGTTATGTACTACCTGCTGACCTACGCCACATACGGAGAGGAGCCCTACTCAATGACCTACGAAGAAGTGAAGCTCACCAAAAACAAGGACGGTGGTCCGCAGGTGAGAGAGTACGAGATGGTCTTCAAAGACAACGACCTATACTTCGACTTTTTCTTCCGCTTCTACGAGGACATGACCAGGGCACTGAACGGAGAGATGGTCTTCGTGCCAAACATCAACGCATTCTACGACAACGAGGTGGCAATCATTTCCTACATCCACCGCCTGGACCAGAGTGCAGAACAGGCCGAGCTGATGAAAAAGCACAAGGTAGACAACCTCACCGACCTCCTCAAAAAGGAAATTCAGTCCGCCGGCAACATGAGAAAGCTCATGAAGTCGGTCGAGGAGAAATTTGTATCAGCTAAGAACCTTAACTACGAAAAAATGGCAAACCAAGAAAAAATCCAAACCAAGCTCCTCGAGCACGGCATGATGCTCCAATTCGAGGACAAGATCGAGGGTGCGTCGGTAGACCTCTACCGCTACGTGCCATCCATAGGGCTCAAAATGAGCAAGCTCAAGGGGTATGTGGACGATGTGGAGCAAGTGCTCGGAGTGGCCGGCATACGCGTCCTAGCACCTATTCCCGGCTCAAAATTGGTAGGTTTTGAGATACCAAAGGAAGTCAGAACATTTCCAAATTTACCAAGTGAGGGAGTTAGTCAGTTTAAATTAGCTATTGGCCAAACAGTCAATGGAGAAGTAAGAAGATTTGATATTAG